AACGCTGTTGTTTGTCCCGCAAAAGATTGCCTGTTCCATAACCCTGCACCCCAACCTCTAAAACTACCGTTCACACTTCTAAGAGGAGTAATATCACCCCAGTTACCGCCATTGTATGCGTATAATTTTTTAGATGTTCCTATTATTATAAAAGGAGAACCACTATTTGAAACCCAAGAAATCATGTTTGTTATACGACCGACAAATTTTGCACTTTGGCTAGGGTCAGACGCTTTAACTTGACCGAAAAATTTTTCCCAACCTCCTATTTTTTCGGCTTTACCATATCTAAATCGAACATTATCGCAATCAATCCATCGACCTTCAGCACCATACTCAGTATTTTGCTTATCTATTCCAGGTGCTATTTTTAATTTACTTAGATTCAAGAGTCTGTATCCTAGTTTCAAGGGCATCTACTTTAGAGCTTAATTCTTGAATAGCTTTTACTAAAATAGGCACTAATTTACTTTGGTCAATTCCTTGATAAACAGGTCTACTTAATTTATCAACTTCATCTTTATAGCCTGTAACTGATTCAGGTACTACGTTTGCTACTTCGTGAGCAATAAACCCATCTACAGTTGTATCAGGTGTGTTTTTAAAATTAAACCTATATGTAGACAAAAGATTAACTCTGTTTAGAGCATTTTCCAAAGGTACAACATTTTCTTTTAACCTATAGTCAGAAGAAGTAGAGTAAGTAGTAGCTGAACCATTTGTAAGAATATTACCAACACTAACACTTGTATTTCCTACACTAGTTAAACTAGCATTTTCCACATAATGAAACTGAATTAAGTTATTACTTGATGTTTGATTTGTGTAACAAACCATAGAAGGGGATGGAAAAGACCCACCAAACTTATATCCAAAAGCTCCGATAGCAGGTGCTTCGTCATTTGATTGTGCGTATAAAGCCCAGTTACCGCCAGGAGAGTTATTCGCATCATTGGCTAATCCAGCCGTTCTCATGTTAACACCTAGATTCTCTGTGTGAGTCATAGCGTCTTTAAAATCTGAGCCTGTCCCGACAAGAAATGCTTTTTCAGATTTAGGTATAAATATGCCAGTTTGCCCTGATACTTTTGCAGTTACTTGATAGTCACCAGCATTATTGTTATGCACTATATATGTTTTTTGTATATTAGGTAAATTTATAGTAGCATTTGCTGACAGCGTAGCTGTAACATCAATATAAAGATGTCTAGCATTAGCAGTAGCATTGCTGTTACTTAAAGAAAGAGTAGCTACATTATTTGTAAAATCACTTGTTCCTAATGTTACTCTCCCGCATATAGCTTCTTCCAAAGCCTCAAGGTTTTGATTAGTGGTATTACCCCACGTTCCAGCTTGTTCACCATCACCTATTTTTTCTATCTTTAAATTACTAGTGTAAGTACTTGCCATTTTTATCTCCTAATATATATTTTGTAAGTCTCGACTATGTTGGTATATCCGTCCATATTGGTGTTTGACTGTCGTCTATTATACCGTAAACCACTGGTGCTCCAACAGCCCCAGTACCTAAAACTCCTGTTGCAGAAGCAAAAGCATTAAATTCTACTATTGCAGTTCCTAAAACTCCTGTTGCTGATACTCCTGTTACATTTACTGGTGTAATTACCACACTTTCTGCATTTCCCAAAGCACTTGTACCAGCTACCCCAGCCACGGTAAATGAAACACTACCTGCACCAGCTATTGATACGGAAACTGTGCCTAATCCAGCAGTTGCGGAAAGTCCTGTTAAATTAACAACAGTAGGTGCTTCTGCTACTACTCCAAAAGAAGCATATGAATCTTGAGAAAAAGCAACGCCACCATAAAACATAGTTAATAAGACCAAATAGTAGGTCTGGGTCTCCCGTTCGTGTTTTCTAAAGTATCTAAATGTATAAACCTAGCATCACCTTTTTGATTTATACCTATTCCAGTAAATTTCATAGCAAGTGCTAAAGAAACTAAATCAAAAGCATCTCCTCTTGCTACCCCTATATCTGCAGCACATCCTGTGGTATGAGCACCACCACCGTTTTTCTTTCTAGCTTCTATGGGGTGAGTAACATCTCTAAAGCCTGATGTAATTCTCATTGGTCGCCCATAGGCTTTTCTTAACTCATTTAACTTATTTATAAAGTCTTGGTTCATTTCGCACTTTTGTGTGTGGCTACATTTAAACTCGTTTTGCGTAAAATATTTTCCCCAATTCATACTCTTGGCTCTTTCTTTTCTAATATGTCATTTAATTCATTTGATTTTTGTTTACTACCTACACTACTGCCAAAATAATATGCCAACACCATAGTAGTAGCTGAGTTTAGAGCACCCAAGACGTACACCAAAATATCTTTTGCTCCTGAGTTTACATCTACATCTGCAAATATAATCACTAAGAATAAAGCAAAAGACATTGTTACTGTGCCTAATGCAAGTATTGGAGTCACACATTTGTTTAACCAACTAGCATTTTCGCTAGTAGCAATAGCCGTCTCTCTTTTTCTTGCTGAATCTCTATCGGCATACTCAGCTTCGAGTTTTGCAAGTTCACCTTTTTGCTCCATAGCTTTGAGTTCTTTCATAGCTTTAGCACGTGCAGTTGGGTCAGGAATAACCCTATCCAAAACTTTTTCTGCTACTGGTAATAATCCTGTTAGTAATTGCAACATTTATTTTCTCCAATTATGTCTTATAGAACTTTTTTCTTATTTTACAACCTTTTCTAGTTTCTGGCTCAAACCAATTAAACCCTCTTGTTTCATTCGCACACCAGTAGTAACATAGTTTTCTCTCCACCCATTCCAACTTACAATAGTATTGGTGGCGGTTTGGAACAACAGTCGCCATCCATGTTACAAAAAATATACTTGTCATTTACTTGATTCCACCACTGCTGTCCATAAAAAATTAGACAAATAAATTAAAACTAAAACTAAAACTCCAATAAAAATTCCCATTTTGGTGTTATATAAAAAATTCTTCCTTCTTCGCATCTGATTATATATTTCAGATTCTCTCTTTGCTTTAATTTTTCTACGCAAATCAATGAATTTTCTATATCCTTGTATGCCTCCCCAGTCTGCTGTCCAATTTGAGGTAAAAAATTCTCTGATATATTTTTCCTGTTCACGTATTTTTTCCTCTGCAATAATAGTGTCAAATACTTCTTGTGTTGCTGTTTTTTTATAAGTTAATGTTTTAAATATTCCTGGTTTAGCTTTTTCCTGTGAAATTACCTCTTTTACATCTTCAATGTGCCCTGCCCATTTAGACAGAGTTCCATAAATTTCTTCAACGTCTTTTCCTAAGGCTACTGCTTTTTTCAGAGTAGTAAAGCAGACAGACGCTGCTGAAAGTGCAGTTATCGGGTCTATCATTACTCATCTAACTTAGGCCAGTTATCCCAAGTTCTTGGGTCTTTATCACCGATTTCTTTTGGTATATCTCGTAGTGCTTGTCTATAAGTCACCATAGCAGTACCTACAGCAGAACCTTTTTCTAATGTTCTAACTACTTCCCAATCTGTATTAGCTAGTCTATTATTTCGTTCTAAACGTATGTCTTCTAAAACAGTTTCTTTTTGAGATTTTAATTCTTCGGTTGATAAAGATTCTACTTTTACAGTAACTACAAAATCTCCATCTATATAAGGCGGACAGGAAACAAGTTTTTGCGTATTAGGGTCATGATAAGCTCTATCGCTTACTTTTTTAAAACTCATTTGGGACAGTCTGCTAGAACTAGGTTCTACAGCAAACCACCTAGACCAATGTCCTACTTCATATACTTGTTCGTTTTCTATCTTTGCAATTAACATTTAATTCTCCATTAAAATTCAGGGAAGTCCTCTGTCGGAACAGATATTGTATCTTGACTTACATCGTACCTAGCAATTCCTTTTGTAACTCTAAAGTTATCCATCCACCCTACTAAAGTATGGGCGGCGTTATTGTGTATTCCTATTTTTAGAAAAGGCATATCTACAGGGTAGTTACTAGAGTCCGTAGCAAAAAGTTTCTTTTTACCGTCAAAATAGAACACTAAATTGTTAGAAGCCAACGTGGCGTCACGAACTAAAGCAAAGTGATACCAAGGTGCTTTTGAGTCAGTTTGGTCTTTTCTGTGATGTCCTGGTCTATCTTCAAGAGGCCCAAAGTCTGATTCAGCTACAATAGTGTTATAAGTATGTCCAGCAGAATTTCCTGCGGCTAACTCAGGTTGTCCAGCAGTGTTTTCAGCTACAGTAGAAAAGGTCGTAGCGTTTTGATAATTATAGCTCATCATAAAACTACTGGTAATATCTAACCTTACACCTAAACCATTATTAGTGCTTTGCATAGCATCTCCACGATTTATAATGTGGAATAGCCCTTGGTGTTGTTGTGCTGTACCAACAATTGCCCCTCTGTAATCTGGTTCATTTTGAACAACTCTATATAACTGTTCGTATTTAACAAACCCTTCAATAGTAAATGAACAACGCTCCATACAATTATTAACGTCTAATGGTGTAGATAAATGGTCAGAACCGTTATCTGTAAAATATATACACCCACTACCAAATTTTGCTGGAACATTATTAGCGGCTTGAGCTTGTGCTACAGTTCTTACATTACTTGTACCTGTAACATTTGGTAAAGCTGACCCTGAAGCATTTAAATGAAATTGAGTG